CACCCACGTTCCCACATACACGTGGAAACGTCCTTGGTCAGCGGACGCCCGTACAGACGAGGAATAGGATCCCCCATCTGTTCCGGGATAGCACCAAGCTCTACGAGGAAATCTCGTAGATCATCCAGGGTCTCTTCCGTTTCAGGAGAGAGCCATTCTGGAGCCTGGCGCCCCGCTGAAGCTGCTATGACGTACATTAGACCCGCCATGTCCCTAACCTTCCGTAGGCGAGACGTTCGGTAAGTTACCCTCACGGGCACACTACCGTCGGCGTTTCTCCTCAGGTTACCGGGTCTCGGTGAGATTAACCCTAAATCCCCAAACTGCGGGGGAACGGGATTATCCCAACCGGGGGGTATGCTGCTACGGAGGTAGTTCCACACGTGGTGGAATCTCCTATCACAGCACCCAAGGATCCCTCTACGCTTAGCGTAAATCCTGACCTTATTGGCTAGAGTCAGGGCGTAGGGGACTGCCCCTTCCTCGTCACGAGTGAAGAAGAAAGGACGTACGTTTTGGCCATAGAAATAGTCATGGCCGCAGCTTTCGAAGAAGCCCCCTTGCCAGAAGGACTTCTTCTCGTTGACTTGGAAACCAAGGAATCCAAGTGCATCCCATACGTCAGACCGGTAGTTAGCCGGAAAGACCAGGTCATCGCCGTATGCATTTACGCATACACGATCGCACGCTGGAATAATCGCCCAGAGCAAGGAGATGAAGATTATCGTTTCGAGGGGGAAGGTGAAACCATTCCCCATCGAGCAGAATCTCTCCAGCCTCACCCGGACGACACCAGCATCTGTCGGGACGTCACAATACCTGTGACGGGCAAGGTCAAGGAGCTTGTACCAGCGCCAGTCGGCGCCACTCCTGACCAGTTCCCTACAGATTAGATCCGACGCGGACGTCAGATCGGTAGTGCATAGACCCAGTTGATAAGCCATTCTCGCCAGAGTCTGGTTGAACGACTGATCACGTATGTCGATGCCGAAGACTAGAAGGCGCTCCGCGAGGAAGCGCCCAATCCCGTTCTGGACGAACGAGTTACCAATGGCCTGGGGAGCGATCCCCCGGTTCTTGGTAGAGTCTTTCGCAACACTGGTGAACCTCTCTGCTTCGGCTATAGTGCAAGGCCCATGGAGGAGCCCTGCGAACGCCGAACGGAACGCAAAGAGGTCACTAGTAAGGGTCGGTTTACTCCTGAGTTTATCACTCAGGGAATAATACGACTTCCCGTTACGCGTCGTAAACGTCTTGTCAAGCCCTACATTCGTCCCGGACGAGAAGCACATAAGCTCCTCTATCCGTGACAGTTCAGGCTTTCCAAGAGGCCCCATGATCATCCGGATGTTCCGGACGAAACGCTTCCACCAGTCGGGCATCAAGCCGACGCTCAGCTGGTGGTGAAGGCGGACGTTCGTTTGCCTGCAAGTTTCCTCACAGTCAAAGAACGTCTCGATAGCCGCCGCCTCTTTATCCACCCCGGTGGGTAGATGCGGAGACTTACGCAAGAGTGACACCGCTTGGTAGTCATCGGCGAACTTGCCGATGTCCCTCGAGGTGTAGTCCTTGCCTTCCACGCGGAGCTGGGATAGCTCCTTGTAGAGCGACGTATCGATGGGGGCATACTTGAGACGAAGATACACACCCAAGGAGACGGGTGTACCTAAAGCCTCAAGAACTTTCGACGCCGAGGCAACTTCGAGTTGCCAAGGGGATGGGGTGGCGAGAGCCATAGCCCCTTTTGAGCCGGTTTTACTTTTCCGGCTCTTGGGTCGAGTCTTTTGACCCAATGGTGGTTTTGGGCGGTCCCGGAACTTCCGGCGACTGCGTCCACTGGCCTCTGTAGAGGGTAACATTTTGAATCCTCTTGCAGATTGCACGGATTAACGTGTTCTCACCGACCCTGGACCTGCAAATCCTCACGACATGGATAGCCATAAGGAGGAACAGGACTAGGCCGATGAGCTCAGCAACGTCAATGGCGAATGCCATTAGTCGGGTCCGCCCTTACCAGGGATGGACATCCG